ATTTATTTTTGATGCAACCATAATATAAATAACAATAAAATTATTTATATTATTACTTTTCTAAAATATCAATCAACTTAAAATATGATTTGGATTTATTTGATATCCCAGAATAAATATTTATATTTATATTTTCAATTATACCTTTTATTAATTTTGTTGTATTCGTCTTAATTATAATATCATTTTCATTTATAGAAATATCTCTTGCCCATTCTTTTTTGTAGAGAATAAAAATGTTCTCTATAATTTTATCCACCATACTTTTATACAAACTATTTTTCAAATAAAACAATAATTTTTTTAATAGTTTATCAATAATATCTATAACTATTTCTTTTTTTATTACATTATATTTTTCTAAATTAACTAAAAATAAAGAAAACGCTTCTGATTTATCATTTTCTTTATTTATTTTACACATTTCATCATAACTTTCATTATTTTTCTCTACAAATTCATAATTATTTAAATAAAGTTCTATTCTTCCAATCAATATTTCAATTAATATTTTATACTTTTCTGATATTTTACTTAATAATTTTGCGTAAATGTCTGAATAAAAACTATTTCCAGAAGTTATGTCTATTATTATATTATATATTTTATTTTGTTCTTCCAAAGAATATACATCTAATTTATCTAATATAATAATAATATTTTCATGTTTAAGATTAAAATTACTTTCTGTCAACATATTCAGTAGAGAACGTATGTGAACAATTTCTGTATCTATTCCTTGTTTTTTATCTATTTTGGTAACTTCAAAAGAAGATAATAAATCCCAATCATCATCATTTAATATTTCATTCATTTTTATTTTTTTCTTTTGATTTATTTTTTCATCATTTTTTTTTAGAAATCCTATATCATTTGGTATTTTCTTTATTCTTTTATTAAAAATAGGCGTTTTTATATAACTTGGCGAACTAACTTTATTTGTTAGTTCTTCTATTAATGATAATATATCATTTTTTAATATACATTCAAATCCAGTAAAAGATATTTCATTAATTTCATTTAATGAATATTTTTTTGGTAATAATTCCATAATATGATTTAATTATTATAATTTATTTATATCTTTGTTAATGTATATGTTTTGTTAATATATTATTTTATTTGTATATATATACTATGAATGTGCTTAAAAATAATATTATTATTATTATATTATGATGGATAATGAAGAATATACTTTTGAAAAATGGGATGAATTAGATATACCTTTAAACCTACTTAGAGGAATTTATGCTTACGGATTTGAAAATGTAAGTCCAATACAAAAAAAAGCTATTAAACCTATTGTTATGGGTAGAGATATTATCGCTCAAGCACAATCCGGTACGGGTAAAACCGCTACTTTTACGATTGGGGCGTTATCTAATATACAATTTGATAATAATAATACACAAGTTTTAATTCTCTCTCCAACTAGAGAATTAACAAAACAAACCGCAAATGTTATTAATGGAATCGGATGTATGATGCCAATTAAAGTTCAAGTATTAATCGGAGGTACTTCTATTGAAGAAGATTTATCTTCCATCAAAGAAACACCACCTCATATTATTGCTGGATGTCCAGGTAGAGTATTTGACATTATGAGAAGAAATAATACATTAAGCAAAAATATAAAAACAATTATTTTGGATGAAGCTGATGAAATGTTAGGAACTGGATTCAAAGAACAAGTCTATAATATTTTTCAGTATCTCAATAAATCTGTACAAATTTGTCTTTTTAGTGCTACATTACCTGATAGCATTCATACTATTATTAATAAAATTATGAAAAATCCAATTAGAGTTCAAGTAAAATCAGAACAATTAACGTTGGAAGGTATTTCACAATTTTATGTAGCTATTGAAAATGACCAACAAAAATACGCAACATTAAAAGATATATATTCTTATATTTCAGTTAGTCAATGTATTATTTACGCAAATAGCCTGAAAAGAGTTGCCGAATTAAATGACGCAATGGTAGCTGATGGATTTCCTGTATGTTGTATTCATGGAAACATGGAAAAAGAAGATAGAGATAAAGCTTTTACTGATTTTAAATTGGGAAAATATAGAGTATTAATTTCTTCTAATGTTACCGCAAGAGGTATTGATATTCAACAAGTAAGTGTAGTTATTAATTTTGATTTACCAAAAGATATCCATACTTATTTACATCGTATCGGACGATCTGGACGTTGGGGAAGAAAAGGCGTTGGTATTAATTTTATCACTAGAAGAGATGTTACTAAAATGAGAGAAATAGAACAACATTATGTAACTGAAATCAATGAATTACCTGCTAATTTAGAAAATTTTATTAAATAATATTATCGTATATTAATATATTATACATATATTAATATGACCAGTAGCGTTGATTTAATTTTTTTAACAAGTACCATTAATATTGGAAGAGTACGTTCTATTGTTTGTTCTTCAAATGGACAAAAAATTTCAACGGGAGGATCCAGAAGAATATACAATAATTCAAATTATGGTAGTAGTACTGGTACTGGTTGGTATACAAGTTCAATCACAGGTTCATTTCAAAACTGGGATTTTATTTGTTATGCCGATTCAGTTGATTATTTATTTGGAATATTGAATGGTCGTCTGCTTACCTCAAACGAATTAAATGGAAATATTTATGGACAAAATTGGACGTCAATTCTACAAGGTCAATATAATCCTAGAGGACTTTGTTGTTCGTCATCAGGTTCTTTTGTTGCTATGAATATTAATTCAGCTATATATTACACAAATAATGGGTTAAGTATTCTTCCTTCTTGGGAAACAGCAAGTTATACTAGCCCTTACAATAGTAATTTATTATGTTGTTCTACAAATGGATTAATTATTGCTTTTCTAAATAATTTAACAGAGAATGATTATGAAACATTTAATTTAGTGGTAGGATATTATGAAAATAATAATTTTTCATTTATATATGCAACTGAAACATTAACTGGTAGTACACCGTATTCTTCTATTTGTATGAGTGATTATGGTGATTATATACATATTTGTACAAGAGGAACCGAAAGCATACCTAATGGAAATGTATATACATATAAATTTGTGAATAATAATAATAATCCTACTCTTGAATTATTATATAACCCACCTAATCCAGACCCAACATCATCTTGGATTTGGTCTGCTATTTGTTGCGATTCAACCGGTCAATATGTTGCTGCTGTTTTATCAAATGTAAGCACTTATAATAGTGGAATTTATATAAGTAATGATTATGGTAAGTCTTATCAAGGATTTTATATAAGTAACACTCAAGAATCATCCTATAATTGGACTACTTGTTGTTGTGATTCAAATTTTAATTATTTATATTTAACAAATGCTTCTAATAATAATATTCTAAGTGGAATTTATCAAGCAAAATTAAATATATTACCCCCGACACCAGACCCTGACCCAACACCAGATCCAGACCCAACACCAGATCCAGACCCAACGCCAGACCCTGACCCAACACCAGACCCTGACCCAACACCAGACCCTAACCCTACACCCAGACCGCCCCCAACACCTGAAAACTCATTCAATCATCCTTATTCTCATCAAAACTCATTTAATCGTCCTTATTCTCATCACAACTCATTCAACCGACCCTATTCTCATCACATCTCATTCAACCGACCCTATTCTCATCACAACTCATTCAATCGACCCTATTCTCATGACAACTCATTCAATTGAGACTATTCTCATGACAAATGTAGAGAAAAAAATATGGTATTTACGCAAATGGATTATAGTAGAATTAACAAATAATACATATCTCGTAAAATAAAAAAGATAATAATAATTAGTTAAAATATGTCTAATATAGAGAAAATTAATGATTTCTTTCATTTACCTATTTCGTTTGATAAAAAAAGTATGGAATTAAATCCAACTATCATTACTGATTTAGAATTAAAAGAAACGATTGATCCTTCTGGAACACCATTGTATCATTTTGCTTTTCAGCCAAAAACTATTTTTGGAAAAAGAATTACAAGAGAATTATCTAAATCTTATACAACCAACAAGAAATATTTAAAAGAAACACAATTTTTATTAAAAAAATACAAGAAAAATAATGATATCGAGAGTTCTTATGATGGTATTATTCGGATATGGGATGATATCAAAAATGATAAAACGTTTAAAGAAAAATATCATTTTATAGATTGGGATTGGAGATGTGGTGAAACATTAAATAATTCTCAAGAATTTTTACAAATAATGAGCATGTATAATTTAGCATCTCCACTTATTTCCGTTCTAATGCCTCTTTTTATTTTAACTATTCCTTTTTTTATTATAACTATTAAAGGATATGATTTATCCTTTTCACAATACTTAACTATTCTAAAAGATTACGCAAAATCAAACGCAATCGGACAATTATTTACTCATTTTCATAGCGTATCTAATGAAAAAAAAATATATTTAATAGCTAGTACGTTTTTATATATTTTATCTATTTATCAAAATTTTATGTCTTGTATACGATTCCATAAAAATATGATAAAAATTCATGATTATTTTAATAAAATAATTCATTATATCGAACATACAACCAATAATGTAAACAACTTTTTATCTTATTCTAATTCTCTCAAAACATACAAAGAATTCAACTCTAAAGCAATACAACATCTTTCTATATTAGTGGATTTTAAAAATGAAATTAAAAAAATAACCCCTTACTCATTATCTCTACAAAAAATATCTCAATTAGGAAAAATAATGAAGAACTTTTATTCTTTGTATAAAGATGTTGATATCAATAACGCATTTATGTGGTCTTTCGGAATGAATGGATATATCGATTGTTTAGAAGGATTAATATCAAATATTGATAAAAACAAAATTAAACTATGTAAAATAGGCGACAAGAAAAATAAAAAAAATAATGTATTCAAAAACGCATACTATCTTCCTCTAATTAATGATACGCCAATTAAAAATGACATTAATATAGATAAAAATCTAATAATTACTGGACCTAATGCTTCTGGAAAAACAACCATTTTAAAAACATCTTTGATTAATATTATTTTCAGTCAACAATTTGGATGTGGTTTCTATTCTAATGCTTATATCGTTCCATATAAATTTATTCATTGCTATCTCAATATTCCAGATACATCAGGTAGAGATAGTTTATTTCAAGCAGAAGCTAGAAGATGTAAAAATATTATTGATATTATACACGATAATAACACAGATACACATTTTTGTGTTTTTGATGAATTATATTCAGGAACAAATCCTGAAGAAGCTGTTAATAGCGCAAAAGGATTTATGAAATATTTAATTAAATTTAAAGGTGTTCATTGTATGTTAACCACACATTTTTATGATATATGTAAAGATTTGGAAAATAATCCACAATTTGAAAATTGTCATATGGTTACAGAAGAAGATGAAAATGACAAAGAAATTTTTAAATATACATATAAATTAGAAAAAGGAATTTCTAATGTTCATGGAGGAATGAAAGTATTAAGAGATATGAATTATCCAAAAGAAATTATTGAATCATAATCATAATTCGTTTACTCTATAAATATTTTAAATATTCTATTATTAATGAGTTCTTTTTTTACCATTCCATATATCGCTTTTTTAGGATTCATATTATTATTAATATCAGGTGTATACATCTTTTTAGTAAAGAAAATGGCAAACCAAAATCATCAATTTAGTTCAATCGTTGGTGTAGTAACTTCTTTAGCCGATGAACTTCAACGATTAAAAGAATTCATTTCAAGTACTTTAATTCATGGTCCTAAAGAAGTTCAAATTAATGATACTAATCTAATTCGTGTGTCAGATAATGAAGATAGTGATAGCGAAGAAGACAATGATGATGACGACGATGATGATAGCGACGACGATGATAGCGATAGCGATGTAGAGAATGAATTTTCTAATGAGATTGCAAGTAAATTAGAAATAGACAATCATGATGATATTAAATATATCCAAATATCTCCAAATATTAAAGAAGATGACCTTATAAAAGTATCTGAAATAAATGTTTCTGAAAAAGAAGAAAATAATTTGATAAAATTATTAAATGTTGAGAATGTTGAAAATGTTGAAAATGTTGAAAATGTTGAAAATGTTGAAAATGTTGAAAATGTTGAGAATGTAGAAAATGGTGAATTAATTAAGGAAGATGATGATACAATTATTGATTATAAAAAGCTTCCCTTAAACAAGTTGAGGTCTATTATAGTAGAGAAAGGTTTAGCTGAAGATGCCACTAAATTAAAAAAGCCAGCTTTATTACAATTATTAGAACAGATTAATTAATATCATTATATTTTTTATAAAATATAATAATATGAGTTGGGGAACTTGTTACTCAGGATCAAATAATATTCATTTTAATTTCCCTCCTATTATGAATGATGGAAGAATTTATTCGTCTTGGCAACCTAATGCTGTTACAAATGATAATATTAGACGAGCAGAAAATATTCATACTAATTGGGATTATAGAAGATTTATGACACATAATGGAATACAAATAATGAAATTAAATAATCAAGACGCGTGCTTAAATTTAGGATTACCTACACATTTCTCTAATTCTTCTAATCCAGCTAATAATGTTCCTCATGTTTATTATTCTAATTATAATCATAGTCCTCCAGGATATGGATATCCGACAAGTGATTTAAAAAATGTCTACCTGACTAGACAACAACTTTTAGCAAAAATGATGTCTCCTTCTATAAATATAAAATCTTAAATACAATTTTATCTAATCATAACCAGTTAACTATTTAGATTTTCCTAGATAATTTGCGATGATGTGATCTACGAGGTCTTAATATATAAGGATTGCTTATTCGTAGGGCATATGACCCCCCTTTAGTGGTGTCGTGTTCCTCAATACGTTCTGATGCTGGTGGTGTATCTAATATTTTATTAATTATATCTTGTTGTTTTGTTGATGATGGAGTAACACCTTTATTTAATAAATTTTCTAATAATTCTTTACTTTTAAAATGTAGTGCGTATTCTAATGGTGTTGTTCCATTACTATAAGTCACATCTATTCCTTCAGTTATCAATCTTGATGCTAAAAAAATATGGTTTTCATAATCTTTTCTTAATATTATTTTGTATTCTTCATCATATCCATCTTCTTCATCCTCACTATTTAACTCTTCTAAAATGGCATTTGTATTTTCTAGTAAAATTGTAAGTGCGTTATCTCCAACTGAATTTATATAATTTATCTCTACACAATTCATATCTAATAATTTAATTATCATTTCAATAATAGTTTCTGTAAATTTCCTTCCTACAAGAATAAGCAATGGTGTATTTTTTTGGTTGATACAATTTTTAATTTGTGTTGAAAATGATTTACTATTACGTAAATTATGAGGAATGAGTGCTGGGTTAATGTCATCTAATGATAAATTACAATTGAAGTTAGGATTATTCATAATCATCTCAAAATCACTTTTTTTAGTATTTGAAAATACAGCCAACGCAAATTGTTGTGCTAATTGTTGTTGTTGTTTTAATTTTTTAGATATTTTAGAAACCGAATCATCAGAACTAGATAAACTAGATAAACTATCTGAACTAGATGAACTACTTTCACTAATCGCAAGTAGAGGTTTTCCTAATCTCTTTTTAATCGTATTCACAAATTTTTTTGTTATTTTTGTTATTTTCTTTTTTCTTTTTTGTGTCTTTTTTATACGAGATAAAAATTCTTTTGCTCTTGTAACTGATTTATCGTTGTTTAATAAAAATCGTGGGTCGATATTAAAAAAAGGTTTACCATCTTTTATATCAGTTGTAACTTCACAAAACAACTGAAAATAACCATCATCACCAACATGTCCGTATACTTGTAATATACTCATAATAGAAGAAGAATTTAATGGAGCTATAGGTAACATATTGGGATATTCTTTACCATCATATTTATATAAAAACTCACTCGACATATTAGCAGTATAATAGCGTTGTAATAAAGTATTTCTATATTTTATTGTACCATCATCACACCTAGTAGTAATTGCTTTATTTTCATAAAAATCAGCAATTGAAATTTTTGGATTTAACGAATTTCCTTCTATTATCAAATTAAAGGTATGACCTAATAATCCAGTATTAATTGGTGTATATCTAATAAGTGTAATAAGAGGAACTTTAATATCACCGATCGAACCATCCGTATTTGTATGAAATAAATTTATAGATGAAAATTCCAATTGCTCCAATAATTTTTTTACACACATATTAATTTCATCTACAATTATATTTAACCTATCTGTTAGTATAGATGAGGTAAAATCAAAAACATATGGAATTGCATATACTTTGATAGTTGTATGTCTATTTTTGTAGATACGAATTAATGTTTGTGTTAAAAATATATTCATCGCATACATTATTGAATTGTTATCTGTACCATTATCAAATATATATTCAAATCCTTGTAACATGTATAAATATGTATCTGTATCAATTAATCCTGTTACCCATAACCCGACTACAAAACATCCTATATTTCCATTTGCTAATACTGAACCAGACGTTTGTTCATCACAATTTACACTCATAATATTATATTTATTCACAAACATGTTCGTAGTCATATGAAATAAAAATTCATCTAACCTATTATATTTTATGTTAAAGGCAAGTAATCTAAAATTATCTAAATAACGATCACGTTCATCAACCTCACTTAACCAAACGCGAGTATTTATATTTCTTGGAGTTAATGTTTGGAGATTTAAAAATAAACTCATATTTTGTTCTATTTTTAAATCAGTAGTTTTGTGTTTTAACATACTTTTAACATAATGTTTACATTTACTTAATTTATATGTAAAATATTCATCCATTATCCAATTAAATCCATAATCAGCATTAAATATAAATTCTAATGTATATGGTTTTATATCAATAGAACCTCTTCTCTTTATTGGGGTTTCCACAAATTTTGCATTCAAAAAAGATAAAACAATAAATTCTATCAAACGATATAAATGATCTGATTTTTTATATTCTTCATTAAATTCATCCATTGTATTAATATAATTATATGGTGTTGTAGATAAATCTACCAATATAGACATATTATATATTTAGAAATAAATATATTTATTATACAATAAAAATGATAAGTATAGATGTTGGTATCAAAAATCTTGCTTATTGTTTATTTTCTTTTTCTGAAGATAAATCGTTTAAAGTAGAGAAATGGGGAGTTATTGATTTATCACAAAAAACAGAAATTCAAAGAAAATGTACTTGTTTTAATGAAAAAAAACCAACAAAAAAGAACCCATTAGTAATAAAAGAAAAATGTAATTTTCCAGCAAAATGGAAAAAAGAAGATGAATGTTATTGTGTAAAACATGCCAAAAAATCTGATTTCATGATTCCAACGAAACAAACTTCGGTTCCATTTATTACAAAGCAAAAAATGGAATATCTAAATAAATTAATTACTCAATATAAAATCGTTTTGGAAGAAGGTAAAAAATATAAAAAAGATGATTTACTTTCTCTACTCAAAGAATATTTACAAACCCATTCTTTAGAAACAATTGAAGAAGTAAACGCTACCAAATTAGATTTAGTTACTATTGGAAGAAATTTAAAAACTAAATTTAATCTTCTTTTCTCTACTTATACGATTGATAAAGTTATTATAGAGAACCAAATAAGTCCTATTGCTAATCGTATGAAAACAATTCAAGGAATGATTTCTCAATATTTTATTATGGTTTCTGAAAATGATATTGAAATAGACTTTGTGAATTCAACAAATAAATTAAAGTTAGGAGAAAATATGGGAGCTACCGATTATAAAGAAAGAAAACAACAAAGTATTCAATTAGTAAAAAATTCTATAGATCCTTCTTGGTTAGACTTTTTTAATTCTCATTCCAAAAAAGATGACTTGTCAGATTCCTATTTGCAAGGAGTTTGGTATATAAAAAATAAATTATAATAAATTATTGTAAACAATAAATATCCTATCTAATAAATTATCTATATTAAAATTGTTTATAGCATAATTAAAAGCGTTATCTGCGATTTCTAATGATTTTTCTGGATTTAACTTCATCCAATTTATTTGTTCTAATAAATCAGACAAATCATTTTTTACAGGAATATAATGTATGTATGGAATTAAATCATCATGAAAGTATTCTACATAATCTCTATCTACTAGTAGTAATGGTCTTTTCGAAAAAAGTAATAATTTTAATCTTCCGGAATATCCATTCCCACCTATATCAATTAAATATTTATATTTAATTAAATCGGGTAATGATAAATAATTTGGTATATTATTATTTATTATTCCATGTACAGGACTAATATGAACAATATCAAATAATTCAGGATTTTCATCACCTATTTTTTTTAATAATGGTCTTGTTTTATATTCAATAACATCATTCAACGGCGAATAAATATTTCCAAACCAACCTACTTTCTCTATTGTCGGAATTGGATTTTTATTATATTCTAACATTATATTGTTTTTTGTTTCTTCAAAATGAATAATATTCGCCGAAGGCCAATGATAAAATACCCAATCAGGACCACAATATTTTTTTAAATTCGGATTATTTTTATTATAGCACATAGAATATTGTTTGTCGTTTTCATTTTCATTTCCTCTGTCATTTACATTATAATTAATATTTTTAATTTCTTCTTTACCATATTTTTCGCTACATTTAATAAACAAACTCATTAATCCGTTACATCTTTCGCCCATAAATTTATTAATATAAATTCTTTAATATATTATATACTAAATATTAATAAAAGTTAAGAAAACAATAACATCCGCTTTAGAAGAAATATTATACATGTTATATTCATTTATTTTGGAAATCCCCTTTTCTTTGAAAATATAATATTGTTCTTTTTTAATAAATAATTCATTTACAGGAATAAATAAATTATTTACATTTACGTTTATATAATTCTTTTCAAGTAGAGAAGAAAACTTTGTTTTAATATTCACAATCAAATTATTATTTTCATCAATCGTTATATTTTCTGGTAGTTCGGGAATACATTTTACAATAATATCTGTATCAAATTCCAATTCACTATGCCATAATGGAACCAAATATGTTTTATTATATTCTTCTAATTTAAAAATCCTATCCCCAAACAATTCATTTAATGTAGGTTTTAAAATATAAATCATTACATCTTTGTATTTTTCCAAAATGATTTCTTTTACTTTCTCTACTAATTTATCAGAAATATGTAGAATAGATTTATTATTCAACAAAAAATTATATAAATTGATTGCTGTTTCTTTGTCTATTCCTTCAAAAATATGTTTTGTAATATTTTCATAATTATTCAAAATAAAATTATAAATAAAATCATATTTTTTTAGAAATTTTTTCAGAAAATATTCATAATTCACATTATTTTCTATAAAATCATCTTCTTCGTTTATTTCTAGTTTTAATAATTCATAAGCCATATTAATCTTTTTGAATTTCTCATTTGATTCTCTACTATTATTATGTTTATCTGGATGATGAAGTAGAGAAAGTTTATAATATTTTTTCTTTAATGTGTTTCCATCAATATTATTAAAAGAATATATCTGGAAAATATTACATGCTTCTTCAATATCCATTTTATTTATTTATTTTTAATGTTTATATTTAAAATAAATGTTTCATTATAAATAATATGATTGGTCGACAATTATTATTTATTATAAGAATCATAATAAACGAATAGACTTATAATTTTTAATTTTTTTTTGTATAACACTAATAATTTTATTAATTTGTTTCCAGTCACTTTCCCATATAGTTACTAAATTATAACCTAAATTTTTAATTGTTTGTTCTTTTTCTAATGTTTTTTGATATAACTCACCAAAAGTACATTTTGTTTTTTTATTATATTCATTTTCTTTAAATAAATTAGGATTTCCGTGCCAAAAATCTCCGTGAAATTCATAAATAGTATTTGTTTCTTTACAATATCCATCTGCTTTATATCGTGTATTTTGTATTTTATATTCGGTATCGTTTTCTGCATGTTGTATTTGAATATTATAATATACTGATAAAAATTGTAACCATTTAATTTGTGTATTAGAAAATTGTTTTGAATAACTACATCTATAACAACCATATCCACTTAAATGATCTGTTGGTCTTTGTTCAAATTCACCATGTGTTTTGCAAATTATAATAACTTTTTCTCTGCTAGCTATATATTCTACTTTTGAATAATCATATTTATCTCCATATTTTTTAATTGCTTTTTTAATAAATTCATCTGTATTACTTTTTAAATTATTAGTATTTGTTTCAATCGCACATTGATTACAACCTGCGCCTTGTAAATGTCCAGATGGTGCTTGTTCAAATTCACCATGTATTTTGCAAATAATAATAACTTTAGTAGTACTATCAATATATTCTACTTTTGAATAATCATATTTATCTTCATGTATTTCTGTTGCTTCTAATTTAAATTCATCTGTATTACTTCTATTTTTATTTGCTCTATTAACTATCCCACATTTTCTACAACCACAACCTTGTAAATGAGTTTCTGGTCTTTGTTCAAATTCACCATGTATTTTGCAAATTATAATTACTTTAGTCTCACTATCAATATATTTTACTTCTGAATAATCATATTTATCATCTCCATGTTTTTCTTTTGCTTTTTTAATAAATTCATCTGTATTACTTCTTTTATTAATACCATTATTTATATAGGCACAATTTCTACAACCTTTACCACTTTTATGCTCTGCTGGTGCTTGTTCAAATTCACCATGTATTTTGCAAATTATAATCACTTTAGTAGTACTATCAATATATACTACTTTTGAATAATCATATTTATCTTCATGTATTTCTGTTGCTTCTAATTTAAATTCATCTGTATTACTTCTATTTTTATT